TGGCAGGAGTTACTTTATTTTTATATTTAACGTTCAGCTTAACTGAAGCATTAGAAGAATTATGAGACTACAATTATATTTATTACTTTACACAATTAAAAATTCAGCATTGAAACTTATAACAATTTGCTTTTCGTTTTTTTTACCTATTAGCGGAATACTTGGACTTTTATTCGCTTTGATTTTGTCGGACACCGCAACAGGAATTTGGAAGGCAAAACACCTAAAACAAAAAATAACATCACGTAAACTTTCGACAATTATTTCTAAATTACTTTTATACGAGTTGTGTGTAATTTTATTTTATCTAATAGACTATTTTATTTTAAACGACATAATTTTAACGTTTTTTTCCGTTCCTTTAATGTTAACTAAAGTTTTAGCGTTGGTACTTGCTTCAATAGAAATAATGTCTATTTCAGAAAATTGGCGCGTTGTAAAAGGAGTAAATTTATACCAAAGTGCAAAGTTGTTATTTTCAAGAGCAAAAGAAGTAAAAGACGAATTAAATAAAATAAAATGAATTTAAGCGCACACGTTACACTTGCAGAGTTTGAAAATTCACCTACTGCAACGACACACGGAATAAACAACAAAATGAGTTTGTCACAAATTGAAAGCGCAAAACTTTTGTGTGAAAAAGTATTTGAACCTTTAAGAATTCATTTAAACACGCCAATAAAAATAAATAGTGGTTATAGAAGTTCGCAACTAAATAAAAAAATTGGCGGTTCAACAACAAGCCAACATTGTAAAGGTGAAGCTTTAGACTTACATATTGGCGCAAAAGGTTTCAATTTTATAAAAGACAAGTTAGAGTTCGACCAACTTATTTGGGAGTTTGGAAACGATGAAAATCCGCAATGGGTTCACGTTAGTTATAGTTCAAAGAATAGAAAACAAGTTTTAAAAGCAACCAAAAAAAATGGGAAAACTATTTATAGTATTTATTAGCATTTTTCTTTATTCGTGTTCGGCTCAATATCATTTGAACAAAGCAATAAAAAAAGGTTATGTTTGCGAAGACATAGCAGATACTTTGACAATAACAAAGTTAGATAGTGTTTTAGTTACAAAATTCGACACAACTTATTACGAAACTTTTTTAAAAACTTTTGACACCATAGTTCAATGGAAAACCCAGTATGTTCCTAAAACGCGTTTAGACAAAAAAATAGAATATAGAATTAAAGTAAAAACTATCTATAAAGATAGGATAGTAGAAAAAGCACAGGCACGAGCAGAAGGACAAAAGGCAAAATCTGAAGCAAAAAGCAACCGACCAAAAGGCAATCTTAATTTATTATTTGTTGGAGTTGGAATAGGTTTACTACTTTCGTGGTTATTTAAGTACGCAAAAAAATCATTAATCTAAATTTTTATGGGAAATAACAGCGCAAGGTTTCGACTTAAACAGGACGAAATCGAAATACTTATGCAGTATCGCGGAATAAAAGAAGCAACCGACGAAGCGGGAGTAGATGACAAAGACGTAAAACACGGATGGCTAAAAACAAAACAAGCTTCTTTATTCTTTAAGAACCCTAATTTTAAGGTTGAAGAACTAAACGCAATACAACAAATAAAAGACGAATGTATAAGCGAAGTTAAAAAATACGCTCCGAAATACCACGCAATCGAAACCATAAAAAGCGAAGACACGCATTTACTTGTAATTGATATTGCAGACTTACATATAGGAAAACTTGCAACAGCATTTGAAACAGGCGAAGACTATAATTCACAGATAGCCGTTAAACGTGCAAAAGACGGACTACAAGGCATTTTAAACAAAGCAAAAGGGTTTAATATAGACAAAGTATTATTTGTTGCAGGAAACGACATTTTACACACCGATAATAACAAGCGAACCACAAATGCAGGAACACCACAAGATACCGACGGAATGTGGTACGACAATTTTATAATGGCTAAAAATCTATACATTGATTTGTTAGAAAAGTTATTAAGTTTTGCAGAAGTTGAAGTTGTATATAATCCGAGCAATCACGATTTAACACACGGCTTCTTTTTAATGCAGTTAATTGAAGCGCAATTCAGTAAAAGCACAATCAATTTTAACGTAGATTTAAAGCATCGTAAGGCATTTAAATACGGAAACAACTTAATCGGAACTACACACGGGGACGGAGCGAAAATCGAACACTTACCGTTATTGTTAGCAACGGAGTTTCCTATTTTATGGAGCGAAACTAAACACAGATATATTTATTCACACCATATACACCACAAAACAAGCAAAGATTTTATAGGAGTAACATTTGAAACGTTACGCAGTCCTTCAGGAAGTGACAGTTGGCATCATAAAAACGGATATACAGGCGTTCCAAAAGCGGTTGAAGGTTACATACACCACAAAGAATTTGGACAAATTGCACGATTAACACATATTTTTTAATATATTTGCAATTCATAGTTAATAAAAAGAAAAACAGTTATAAGCTCCCCAGCACGTAGCTGTTTTTTTTTGCAGTCGCAATTTGCGACCTTACAGGGAGACAATTTGTCCCCTAGTCTTATTTAGAATCATTATAAATTACACTTTTTTATATTCAGAAAACGTAATAAACACAAGGATTTTAAAAAATAATTAAAAATAATTTAAAAATAATTGTTAAAAAGTATTGCAGTTATTAAAATAGTATATATATTTGCATATAATTATTAACGAAACAATTTAAAACTAACAAAATGAAAACTGAATTTATTAAAGTAATTGAATTTTTAGAAGTACAACAACAGGAAAACAAATACAATGCAAACCAACTGCATTTAATCATTCAAGCCTTATGTACATTTTTAGACGATGAGCAGTTACAAGAAGTAGAAAATTTATTTAACCAATTTTAAAAATAAGACTATGAAAAACTTAATTGATTACTTTACACCAACAACCAAAGAACACAAATCGTTTTTAAGGCACTTTTTAAGCACTCTAACGGTGTTTATAGTGTTGGGTGGTATGTTCTATTGTTTAATGTATTTAAAAGCGTTGTAAGATGAAAAATAGAAATTTAGAATTATGGAACAGGGGTTGGGAATTAACCTACGAGTTTACAGGTTGGACTTATTCAATAGCTGGAACTTGGGAGTTTAACGACTACGATGAAGTAAGTGAATATGCGTTTATTGAATTAGATGTTGAAGTTAGTCAAAAGTGGTTAACAGAAACTGACGACAATTTACAACCGCATTTATTAGGGGTTCGTATTTTAGAAGATTTACGTTTAGAAATGCAGGAAATTATAAATTCAGATTTAGCAAATTATAATTTTTGGGAATGGAAAACAAGCAACGACGATAGTAACTATAATTTTTACCACGAACTATGAAAGCAGGAACGATATACGACCAATTAGATTGGTGGCAACGACAGGATAGGGGTTCATTTGATTTACATTTATACCTTGAAATTTGCAGAATTAAAAAAAACAAACAAACTAAATATAAAGAAATGAAAAGATACAAAGCAACATTTAAAACTTGGGCGTATGTTGGCGCACCTGTTAAGTTAGAAACACGAATAGTTGAAGCATACGATATTCAGCACGTTAAAAACTTAATACAAAAAAACGATGATATTATAATTGAAATTAAACAAATAGAACAATGAAACAAACAGCAGTAGGATGGTTAGTTGAACAATTAGATGAAAATAAAGATAAAACCTTTAAACAACAAGAACAATAAATTATAGTGTCAGTGGATGGAGTAGATAACCAACACCTACCCGATTGCATAGTCGTAAGTAGCTTAATACAAAAGTGCTGACACTTTATTTTTAAACAACAAGAAGAATGAAACAAAACAAAATGTACAGGTGTATAAAACTTATGGAGTATCTTCAAGAGAAATCAAGAAATATGAATACAATAGCAAAATATTTAAATGTAAGTATGAGAACAGTTTACCGGTATCTTAAACTTTATGAAGCACTTGGATATAAAGTAAAAAAAGATATGTTTAATAAAGTAAAAATAGAAAAATGAAAACAGCACTACAGCAAGTATTTAGCGATTTAGAAGAATTGCATCCTAATTTATTAAATGTTTACACAACGGAAGGTAAAGAATTTATTAACCACTTTCATAAATATTTAGAACTTGAAAAGCAACAAATGAGAGATGCAAGTTGCCCATACGTTGGTGGTTGGGAAGAAGATGAGTTTGAAGATTACTACAACGAAACCTATAAAAATACGGAACAATGATAGAACTAATTAAAGAAATAATCGAACAAGACGGACTTGCACATAAAAACCGAAAACGTGAAATTGTACACAGGCGAATTTATTTGTTCAGGAAGCTACGCGAAGACGGACACACACTTAAAGGAATAGGAAGTTTGTTTAATATGAACCACGCAACTATTCTACACGGTTTAAAAACTTACCAAGATTTAAGCGATACAAACGACAAGATATTTTTACACGACATAGAATACTATAAATTGCTTTTAAGTTTAGAACGTCCAGAACTTGATTTGCGTAAAGAAATAAAAGAAGCAAAGAACTTAAAAGACTTGCGTAAAATTCAGTTGAGAATAAAAAATAAATTTTATTAATTCGTGTTTATGTTAAATTAATTATTAAATTTGCAATTGTACGGTCTAACATTATAAGTACAAAAGGAATTATTGCCCTTGTTTATGAAGTTGAAGTTAGACCCAACGGATTGAACAGGGGCATTTTATTTTAAAAAAATTAAAGTTATGGAAGAAATTATTTTACAATGTGTTGAAAGTAAAAATGACAAAATGATTGTTTCAATTGGAACTAACATTTGTTTTGAAGTTATTGAAAACGACACTTCAAAGACTGTTTGTATTAACACAAAAGATGCTGCTAAATTAATTCATTATTTATCAATTTATTTATTTAATGAGTTATGAGCGGATGGATTAAAATACACAGAAAGTTTTTAGATTGGGAATGGTTTAATAAGTCTGAAGCCGTACACTTGTTTTTGTATATGGTTATTAAAGCTAATCATAAAGACAATAAATGGCAAGGTAACGATGTAAAACGTGGGCAATTTATTTCGTCTTTAGGTAATATTTCAAGTGCTACAGGTATTACTATTCAGCAAATTAGAACCATTTTAAAAAAGTTAGAAAAAACGAATGAAATTGTAGTAAAATCAACAAGCCAATTTACTATCGTAACTATTTGTAAATATGAATGTTACCAAGATGAAAATGAAGACACTAACAAACGAATAACAAACAATCAACAAACGACTAACAAACAATCAACAACAAACAAGAATGAAAAGAAAGAAAAGAATGAAAAAGAAGTGATTTTAGATAGTTGGATTGAATACAGGAAGTCGGCAAAAAAGACTTTAACACAACAAAGCATAAAATCTATTTTAGTTAAAATGGAAAAATATACAATTGAACAATGTAAGTTTGTAATAAACAAATCAATTGAACAAGGTTGGCAAGGTTTGTTTTGGGACAACATACAAACAATACAAGAAGTTAATGAACCTAAAAAATGGAAAGCACCGTGGAGTTAAATGGATATAAAATAACCGAAGCTGGAGACGTAATTACTCAACTATTTAAGTATAGAGACAATTACAATAATAAAGGCAAATATTTAGGATTTAAAAGTTTACACGAACATTATTCTATGAGTTTAGGAAATTGTACAGATTGGACAGGTTTTCCTATGAGCGGTAAAACGCAAGTATTAATGGAATGTTTAATGAACACTTCTAAATTTTATGGTTGGAAGCATTTAGTTTACTTTCCGGATGTTGGTTCTAATGTAGAAATAATTGCT